TTGAAGAATAAAAAAGTCCCATACTAGGCAGTGTTAATGCGTCGAATGGGACATCTATGTTTTCTATAAAATTAAAATTCACATAGATAAAATTAAAAGATTAAATTTTTGCATTAGGCCAGAATAATTTTGGAGTAATTGGAATATCCCCGTCAAAATTATGACTACATTTATTGCAAGTATAATTTGTCTCTAATTTTAATCCCGGTTCAACTATTGCCACATGTTCACGGAGATATAAACTATCTAATGCTGGCATGTTAGAGATTGCCTTCTTTATTTGAAGTTTGTCTCTATTGCCATTAACTTCCATAATTTGTAATAAAAATCTTTCAGTTAAAAGATTAGAATAAAGAACTCCCTTTTTACCTTTTTTATTTTTACCAGATAGTTGAGATAGATAATTTTCATCCTTTCCATTTAAAAGTCTGAATTTTACTTTCCAGCTTGATTTAGGTAATTCAACAAAAAATTCACCATTACCATCTGGTTGACTCTCTAAATTTTTAGATTCAATATCAGATATTTTTACAATCGTTGTAAAATCTTCAGTACAAGAAGGACAATTTATTTTAACTTCATAATCGTCTCCATAACCTTCTTTTCTAAGATACATTAATACTGCATTTCTATCACCTACTAACATATCGTCAGCAGTTAATGAATTATCTATAATTGCATTATCTAAAAGAACGTCCAATACTTTTCCATTTCTTATAAGATCTGGAGAAGTAAGAATATTTTCATCTTCAGCTGTTAGATGTTTTATTTTTATGGTTGCTTGTTTATTTTTATAAAAAACACCTTTAGATGGTAAGGGAACTGTATCGGTAATTACAGGAAATTCATCATCTACCATCTGATTTAACACGTAGTCTGGAATTTCTGCATTATTCATTGCAGCTGCAGCAACATTTACTTTTTCTTGGTCTACGGGTCTTTTCTGACCAAGGTTAATGACGTTATCTTGTTCGCTCATAATTTATTTTGTTTATTTTTATTTATAACTATATTTCAAAAAAAATATACCATTAAAATAAAGAAATCAATATTAATGTAAATTATTAATTTATTTTTTTTAATATTTCACTTTTTATAAAATCCGGATTATTAAAGATATCATGTTCCCAAAATCTAAGCATTTCATATCCAAGACCCTTTGCTAGAATGTCTTTGTCTTTATCACTTCTATTTGATCTTTTTTGAATTTCATTTAGTTCAGAATATTCTTTCCCATATCCATGCCAATAGTCACCATCTACCTCTATTATTAAATTAGCCTTTGGAATATAATAATCGAATATTTTATCTTTAATTATTTTTTGAGAAAAGTAATAAATTTTAAGTTCATCTAATATTTCACCCAATTTAATTTCAGGTCCTGTAGGGTTCCAATACATTTTTTTTGCTTGTTTTTCAATGTATGTTTTCTTTTGAGTAGGAGTTTTTGGAACTTTAAGTTTTTTCTTTTCCTGTTTTAATAACCAGTTTATTTTGGATTTTGACATTATATAAATAAAATTAATTTAAAAATTAAAAAAACCCACTCTTATTTAAGGAATGGGTTTTCATCAACTAAAATCAACTAAAAACTATGAACAATCAATATTATTTTTTTGTAACTTTTTCACTAGCATGATATGGAAGATGTTTTACACGATCTCTAGGTTGTAAGTTTATGTTACTAAAAGATAAAATATCTTCTTCTAAATTTTCCTCTTTTGAACCTTTTTTATTGATTATTGCTTTTTGCAAATGATCTGGCAATTTAGATTGTTTACCTTTTAATTCAGGACTATCATCATATTTATCTGTAAATTCTATTTCTTCTTCCATTTCCATTTCATCTAAAGTTTTAGATACTGGTGAATGATATGGTAAGTGTTTTTTATTTCTACCCGGAGCTTTAGTTTTACTTGGGAAAGCTAACATCCTTTCATCCATGCTTTGTCCTGCTGCACAGCAATCATCACACCATTTTTTTGCTTCGCCTTCTTCGTCAAAATATTTATTATCATCAACTTCATTATTTTTGAATACAATTGCAAGCCACTTACTAGATGAATTTATTCCATTTCTAGGTTCAATAATTTTACTGCTATATTTATTTATTGGTTCAACTTTTTCAAAATCTGAATCTATTTTTAAATCTTCGGATATTTCCTCTAATTCTTCAGCCATTTTTTTAGCTTGTGCTGTTGCAATAGCATACGTTTTAGGAGTTTTTCCATATTTTGGTTTAAGAGCTTTTACTAATTCCTCTTTTTTCTTTTCTTCAGCAGGAGTAAGTGGTCTTTCTTGAATATATCCATCTCCCGGCATTTCGGACATAATTTTTTTAACTTCTTCTTTGACTAGTTTTCTTAAATCAATTTTTGCCATTATATTATATTTTATAATAAATAGCAAAAAATTATTCTATTATGTTAAGATTTTTTATCCCCTCTTTCTTGAAAGATTTTAAATTTACATTCTTTGGATTCAATCCTTTTGATTCTAGATATTCATTTAAAGACATAAAAATGTCTGAATAATATTCTCTGATACATTTTTCATATGTCTCTATTTGTTCAGATGATAGATTTTTTGATTCTATTTCATATCCAGAAAGATACTTTACGTCGTTTTTATTAAAATCTTTATAAGAATTATAGCTTTCTTTAATAAAGGAAGGATTTATTACAGTTCTTTCTGATTTAGATCCATCTTCTTTCAAATATTCAAATTTTGCTTTTTTCATGAGTGTATTTTTTTATTTTTTATCTATGATAAAAGTATAAAAAATTTTTTAATATTTAATAATAAACAAAACAAAAACATTATGGATACTTTAACGACAGCAGTAGATAGCGTTTCTACATCAGTAACAAACAACGTTCCCAGTTTCGGTATTTTCGAACAATTAGCTAATTATGGTGCTTTAGGTTTAGCAGCATTAGCTTTAGGTGCAGTATGTTGGATTTTCATCAAAAGACATTTAGATGAAAAAGACAGATTGCAAAGAAAACTTGACGAAATGGATAAGAACAAATAATGTTACTTCAAGCTTCACCAGTACCTTCTTTTGGAATATTTGAAACCCTGACTCAATATGGAGCCTTAGGTGTAATCACATTAGGCTTAGGGGCAGCTCTCTGGTTTTTACTAAAGAGACAAATAGCCTCAGAAGATAGATTAAAATCTCAAGTAGAAGAGTTACAAAAAGAGTTAAATAATTATGTTAAAAATGATGCTGTTAACATGAAAAATTCTGTTGACAATAACACTAGAGCTCTTCAAGATTTAAAAGACATTATTTTACAATCTTCTATCAAACAAAAAAGATAATGACTAAAGCAAATAAAATTCTTTATTCTGTTCTAGGAAGTGTTGTCGTTCTAATAGTATTAAACATACTATTTGCCGGAACTGGTCACGTTAAAGTGGTTGAAACAAATGTTACACTACATGAATCAAATACGAAGTTAACACAGGAAAATCAAAAATTAACCACTGAAAATCAAGAATTGAAGGTGATGGCTGACTCTTTAATCGTCGCAGGAGACTCTTTAAAGAACGAAGTATCAAATCTAGAAAATAAAGTAGATAACTATGAAACTCAAATTGAACAGGTTAATGATGTTAATAGGACTAATGATAATTATTCTAAGCCCTATAAAATCGTTGTGCCAATCACAGAAATATCCGATAGTACGAATTAATGGCAAGGATACTGTTGTTGTAATGACAGTAAAACAAGCCGATGCGATCAATTCAAAATTGCAAAGAATGCAAATTGAATTAGATAGTTTAAAAAAACAAATTGAATTAAAAGATTTAGCATTAAAAAGTAATAGAGCTTGTGACAGTCTTGAAAATAAGTTTTTAGATATGTCACTAGGACCAACATTTATATATAATTATAAAAATGAGATATATACTCTAGACTTAAGTTTATATAAGATAAAATTAAACAACATAGGTAGAATAAAATTAAAGAAAATGAGTAGGTGGGAAATTGGTAGATATTTTGAATTATTAAATAGTAATTCTAACAACATAATTGATTGGAAAGAAACATTCAGAGAATATAATTTACCACTAATAGAAGATAACAAACTTTTACAATTTTAAAATAATATGAAAAAACTATTTTTTTTTATATTTTTTTTTATGCTAAATTATGTTTATGCACAAACTCCTATATATTATGAAAACTGTGAAACAACTGGATATAATTGGAGAGCTACTTTTTCTGGGCCAAATACATCTTATATAACAGGATATTCTTCCAATCTTGATCTTCCTGCTAATTCTCCATTTTTCTTTTCATTTAATACAAGCATAATTCATCAAGGGGCTGGAAGTGCTGGTTCTGGTCCTGAAAGAGTAATAATTTCTTTACCAGCAGTAAATTTAAATCCTAACATAGCAAATTGTTTTAAAATGAAATTCGCTTCAATAGGATTAAATCCATCATTAAATTCAGGTGCAGGTGTAGACAATCAAGATAATTTAAGATTAAATGTATCTTACAATGGTAGTAGTACTTTCTCTCCAGAAATTCAAGTAAATGGAGGAAGTAATAACGTTTGGCCCTATAATACTACAAATAATATTTATAGAACAGCTCAAGGATCTCTTAGTAATTATGCTCAAGTTATTGGAAGTGAATATTCTTCTTTAACATTAGAATTACCATTGGGGACTTATCAGGTAGCATTTGAAATTGATTTAGGTCTAAATGCAGCCGGTGAGACTTGGTTAATTGATGATATGGAAATTGTTGGCTCTTGCTACTCACCTTTACCAATAGAATTATTATATTTTATCGGAAATCAAATTGATGATAGTGTCTATCTAAACTGGACTACAGCATCAGAGACAAATAATGATTATTTTACTCTTTATGAATCAAATGACTTAGTAAAAATTGATGAAATAGTAAAAATTAATGGTTTTGGAAACTCAAATTTCCCAATCGAATATAAATATATTGATTTGAGTCCAGCAAAATATTATAGATTATGTCAAACAGATTATGATGGTAGGTCTGAATGTTTCGATTGGATTTCTATTATGAATTTTAAAAAAGATTCGGAATCATACAGAATTTATGATGTTTTTGGTAGGAGGTCAAGTATTGACCACGATGGGGTCTTAATTTTTGTTGATGATAAGGGAAAAGCAAAGAAAATTATTATAAAAAAATAAAAAAAAATATTATTTATTAAAAGTCAATATAGAATATGGTAAAAGACAATAATTTAATGTGTGGTTTTTCTTCAGTAAAAGACTTAGTTAAAAGTGCTTTTGGACTAGATCATTTTCACACAAACACTATAATTGCATCAATTGGAGCTATATCTACTTTTATAACTTCATATATTTATGATGATCCTCAGGCAATATATGTATTAATAGGTATGATAGCTTTCGATTCGTTAACAGGAATTTTAAAAGCCATTAAAAACAATACTTTTTCTTCAGCTAAATTACCCAGAATACTTGTAATAATGGTTTTATATATATCATTATTAAGTTTAGGTTGGAATTTAGCTAAGGTTGATGATCTTTTTAGTTGGTTGCCCGGAACTTTATATTTTGGCTTTATTAGTACTTTAGTAATATCAATAATTGAAAATCTTCATGCGTTAAATATAATTTCAGATGAGATATATAATCACATGAAGAAAAAAATGAAACTTGTTCAAGAACTATTTTTTGGTAAAGGCAGACAAAAAAACGATTAAACAATAACTTTTCTAAAAGGAGCAGAAGTATTAAAGTTTAGAAAACCTTTATTGTTTTTAAAAAATTTTGTCACATAAAAACAATTTGTCTCTAATATTAATCTAATTTTTTCATATAAATCATTATTCATGGTTACTTTTTTAGTTGCAGATCCATCTGAAATAGTTATAACGTAATAATTTGATCCGTCCCATGGAGCTATCTTTTTCTCGATATTATTTATCATGAAATAATAAAACTTTTGAGCGTCTTCAAAATTTAAAGCTGAATCAATATTCAAACCTGTTGCTTTCATAAATTGCTCTTTGACACTCGCTATTTTATTTAAGAGATTAAGATCTAATGAACAAACTTCAAGAAATTGATCATATCTTATTTGATCCGTTGTTTTTTCAAAATCTTTGTCCTTAAATTTTCTCTCTGCAACAGTTAAAACAGTATCAACCTCATTTGTAAATAAATCTAATTGATTACTTTGTTTATATTTTATTTGTTTTGTTTCAATTAATTCTTCCCTTGAAGTTGACCAATCATCAAATAATCCAGCCTTGAGACAAGATTCAAAATTTGTTTTATTGAATTTAGACCATTTGGTGGAGAAAAACATCTCCTTATCCATTAATTCAATTTTTTTATTTTTTAATTCTTTAAAAGCTATTTCACCCATTCCATTAATAGACGAATATCCCATTGCTATTACTCTGTCCTCAATAATAGTCCAATCCCAATTCGACTTTCTATTTGGTGGGACAATTTTAATTCCCTTTGACATTGATGATAAAAGTGCTGAATTTAACCAAGCTCTATTTTTTTCATCATCATTTCCAGTTTTTGGATGATTTAATAATGCACAATAAAACTCTGTAGGATAATAATGCTTTAAATAAAGAGTTTGTAATGCAATGTAAGAATAACTTAGAGAATGTGATAAGTTGAATGAATATCCAAGATATTTAATTAACCAAGATTCAATTTTTTCTACATCAGTCTCAGAGAGTCCTTTTGCTTTCGCTCCATCTATAAATTTTTTCCAAAGTTCCTTATATGATTTATAATTTTTATTATTTTCTTCTTCTTCAGTTAATTCTTTTCCTTCTAATTTTTTAGAAATTATTTTTCCGGCACCATCCATTGCTTTTCTCAGATTATCACCCTCTCCCAATGTCATCCCACCAATTTGATTTGCAATAAACATCAATTGCTCTTGATAAATTAAAACACCATTTGTTTTCTGTAATAATGGTTCTAAGATACTATGAGCATATTGTCTCTTTTCTGGTTCAAATTTATTTTTAATAAATTCTTCATGGGCTTTAATTCCCATTGGACCGGGACGATATAATGCATTTGCAGCAACTAATTCATCAAAATTTTCACATTTCATTGCTTTCAACATAGCATTCATTCCTTCAGACTCAAACTGAAATATACCTTGATTAAAACCTAATCTAATTTCATCATATAAATTTTTATTTTCTATATCAATATAATCTATTTCTAGCTGAACTCTTTTAGAGGTTTCTTCTCCGTGTCTTTCAGCAATATATTTTATACAATCTTTAATTACATTTAATGTTTCAAGTTTTAAACGATCAAGTTTAAGTATCCCAATAGATGAAAGATCTTTTGCATTTCCGGACTCTTGAAATCCTGATACAATTTGACCTTTACAAATATTAACTGGCATACTTTCCCAAATTGGACCGGGAGTAATTACAATTCCTGCAGCATGTTTTCCAAGATTTCTTAATTGACCTTGTAATTTTATTGTATTATCAATGATTTCTTTATTGTTTGGATCCAAAATCCATTTTCTCACTCTATCACTACAAAGTTGATTGCTTGGCCAGTGAATTAACCACTCTTCTAAAGAACAATCCCACTTATTGGGCATTTCTTTAGTAACAGCAAAAACATCGCTTTCAAAACCTGTATCATGACCTAAAGCTCTTGCAACATCTTTTAAACATCCCTTTTCATTGAATGTTCCAAAAGTAATTACAGGAACAACTCGTTCTTTTCCATACTTTTCATATAAAAAATTAAGAGTTTTTTCATCAGTACCAGCTTCAAAATCAGTATCAATATCTGGCATTGATTTTCTTTCGGGATTTAAAAATCTTTCAAAATATAAATCGAACCTCACAGGATCAATTTTGGTTATATCTAAACACCAAGAAAGTAAACTTCCAGCAGCACTTCCTCTGCCCGGACCTGTAGCAATATCATTATCTTTACAAAATCTTATTAACTCCCAAACAACTAAAAAATAATCTAATACTTTTTTATCTTCAATAACCTTTAATTCATAATCTAAACGATCATAATAAGTTTTTTCTTTTTCAGGAGTAATTTGGACAACACCTGTTTGTTCGTAATCTTTTAATTTTTGTTTTAATTTAGCTTTTGATAGCTTTTGAATGATTTCAGTAGTATTTTCTGTTTTAAAATATTTAACTACATCAGGAGTTGCTTCGTATTTTGGATATTTATCATCCGTCATTTCAAATTCAAAATTGCATTTCTCAGCAACTTTAAGAGTGTTATCTAAACAAAAATCAACATAGTGTTCAGGATAATTAAATCCTAAACGCTTATTCATTTCATGAAAATTTTCAAAATTAGTATAATATAATTCTCTTGCCTGTAAAGAAAATGCCTTACCTACTGGTTGACTTTGATTTATTGCAATTAAAATATCTTGTAATCTATTATCTTCTGGTTTTGCATAATGAACATCCCCAGTTAAAATGGGTTGTAAATCATGCTTTTTAATCATTTTTAAAATAAATTTATTATATATTTTCTGTTCTTCAATTTCATTAAATTGAAGTTCTGCATAAAAATCATCTCCAAATTCTCTCTTAAATAATAATATTCTTTCTTCGGCTTCTTTTTCTTTTCCCTCTTGTATTAAACGTGCAAATTTACTTGCCATACAAGAAGATGTAACAATTAATCCTTTTTTGTTTTCAATTAACCACTCGGTAGTAATTCTTCCTTTATAATAATATCCTTCAGTAAAAGATCTATAAATTAATTTATTTAAATTTACATAACCTTCTTGGTTTTTTATAATAATTGATTGGTGAGTATTCTTAGCTGAATTATCAACACTTTCGGCTTCTTCTTTAGATATGTTTTTATCTAAATTATCATTTAAATAAGCTTCCATTCCAAGAATTGGTTTAATTCCAGCAGATTTACATTTTTGAAAATGTGTTAACCATCCAGAAGCATTACCATGATCTAAAATTGTAATTGCTGGATGATTAAATTCTTTAGCTAATTTAACATAATTAGTTGATTTTGAAGCTCCGTCAAGGGTAGAAAAATCAGTATGTAAATGTAAATGAACCATTGGTCTGTGTTTACATCTGGGATTATTACAACTACAATTTGACATTTTTATAATATAAATAGAATTATACAAAGATAGTAAAAAAATCTATTTTTTTATAATTCTTTTTAAAAAGAGAAGTATTTATTATAAAATATTATAATGGGAATTCCGCCAAATAAAATAAAATATACCACTTCTTTTACAGAAAACACAATAAAGGCAAAAAATTTTGTACTAGGAATTAAGTCCGGAAAAGAATATGCACCTACAAATATTACAGGTTTTTGGAATGGAATTACACCTCCAACTAATGGGTATACAATATTCTTTAATAAAACACTTCAAGGGCCATCAATTTTTGTAGCCAATAATGATACAGAATTAATAAATTTAGCTAAATATTTCGGTGGAAATAATATAAATTCAGTTTCTGATGCTCTATATTTTTTTAACAATAATAATGATAGAATTTGTGTAAATATTGACCATCCTGACATAACAACTGATGGATTGATTATGTCATTAGATGCTGGTTATACTTTATCTTATTTAAGAAGTGGAAGCACTTGGTATGATTCAAGTTTTAGTGGAAATAATGCTACTTTAATAAATTCTCCAACTTTTAGTTTATCTGCTGGTGGAATATTGACTTTTTCTGCATCAAGTTCAAATTATGCTACAATTCCAGATTTTGGTAATTTTAACAATGGTTTTACTTTAGAAGCTTGGGTTTATTTTAATTCTATTCCAACTTCAAACACATACCCTGCAATTATTACGAATGCATTTTCTGGTGGATCGTATGTTGGTTATTCTTTAGGAGTTATGAATACTCCTTGGGATGGTAAAATAACAGGTGGTTTTTATAATGGTACATGGAAAATATCTGATGGATTCGCACCTTTGGTAAATACGTGGTATCATTTCGTTACTACTTATGATAATACCAATGTCAAATTATATAAAGATGGTGTTTTATATTCACAAAACAATGTTGGATCGTCTTCTATATCTTCTGGACTTGGTGGTTATATCGCAAAAAGATGGGACACATCAGATTATATAGATGGTTCTATTCCTATAGTAAGAGTATATAATCGTGCTTTAACTGACTCAGAAATAACTACAAATTATAATTCTACTAAAACAAGATATCAAACACAAAATACACCATATCTTGAATTAAATGGTTTATCGGCATATTTGAGAAATTATATGTCTGAATTCAGAAATCCAAGTTTCTATACTTATAGACTTGATGGTACTGGGGTTTATATAAATGACGGTGGATCAGATATGTATGATAATGGTAATTTTACTACTCCTTGGTTACTATCAGGTGTAGCCTATACTGGCAATAGTGGAACCGTAGCTAGTTTTCCCTCTGCAATTAATTACACAAATACCGGATCTACAACAGCCGATACAAGTCTATATTATGTAAGTCTTGGTTATGTTCAATATAATGGTGTTTCTCAAGTTAATACTTATCATCCACTAACAGTTATAGGCTCAAGAAGCACTCAAGGACATGCAGTTGGTTGGCAAATTGGAGGTAACTCTGGAGCTGATGGTGGAGGCACTCTTTCTTCGGCACTAATTTATAGTGGAACTTCTTTATCAGGATTTACAACGTATGCTTTTTATAGAGAAACATATAATGCTTCAGATCCATCACATTGTAATTTATTTATTTTATTAGGTCACGCAAATTGGAATTCTACTTTTGGAACTATTCATACTTCGGCAGACCCTGTGTCTAATGGAGGGTGTGGAAGTTATTTATTTACTTCTGGTTCAAGCGTAAACAATATTGTTGCTATTCAAACTTTATTAAGTAAATCAGGTGGAGCTTTAGTTACTGCTGCAGAGTGTCAACAAGTAGTGCAAAATTTTATTGGAAGAATAAAAACATACTTTAATTATTAAAATATTTATATTCATGGGATTTTCACCAAATAAAATAAAATATACTACTACACCAGTTTCGGATGCTATAAAAGCTAAAAATTTTGCTTTAGGAATTAATTCATCAGCAGTTTATGGCCCTACAAGTTCTACTAATTATTGGAATGGTATAACACCACCACTTAATGGATTTACAATCTATATTAATAAGGCCTTGCAAGGACCATCAATATTCACACCTTCAAATGATTCTGCTTTTGTAAATATAACAAATCAAATAGCTGGAACTAATTTTTCAACAGCAACACAAGCTACAGCATGGTATTCAAGTCAATCAAATATAATTTGTGTAAATAAAGACTATCCTGATATTGTAATAAATGGTTTACAATTAATGGTTGATTCTGGTTTTTTACCTTCCTATTGCAGGAGCGGAAATACTTGGACAGATTTAAGTTATAGTGGAAATAATGTAACACTAATAAACTCTCCATCTTTCATTTTATCAGGAAGTGGATTCTTAAATTTTCAATCTTCAAATAGTAATTATGCAACATTTAGTGATTTAGGAAATTTAAATAATTTTACTTGTGAAGTTTGGACAAAACAAAATTCGGTTCCTTCTTCAGGAAGTTATCCAGCCTTTATAACAAATACTTTTCCCGGACCTAATGGCAATTTGGTAAATTATTCAATTGGATATAATAAAGCACCATGGGATGGTAAAATTTATGGTGGATTCTTTAATGGTTCATGGCAATTAAATTCAAATGGTTTTACACCAACAACAGATCAATGGTATCATTATGCAGTAACTTATAATGGATCTCAAATATTATTTTATGTAGATGGTAAATATTTCTCTTCAGCTGCAACCACAACAACAGCATTATCCTCAGGGGCGGGAGGTCGATTAATGAGGAGGTGGGATGATGCTAATTATATTGATGGGTATTTGCTCAATGCTAAAGTTTACAACAGAGCATTATCAACTTCTGAAATACTTCAGAATTATAATGCTCATTCTTTACCTGTTGGAACTGTAACTTCAAATTTAGTTTTAAATTATGATGCTGGAAATATTTTATCATATCCCGGTACAGGTACTGTATGGAAAAATATGGCTGCATCTACAACTAACAATGGAATATTAACCAATGGTCCTACTTATAGCAGTACTAATGGAGGTAGTATTGTTTTTGATGGTACAAATGATTATGTAAGTGGTGGAACAGCAAATATGGGATTAGATTTAAGTGATAAAACATTTCAATGTTGGATTAAAACAAATGGAT